TTGCAACATTAGGTTTAAATTGTGTTGCAATATAAGTCTGTAATCTAAAAGCAGATACATAACTTTTTTCATCAAGTTTGCCACCTCTTAATTCTTCGTAACCATCAACCATTACAGGTTTCATTCCATTAATACCACGCCATATAGGACCTAAACATCGCCATATATCTTTTGCTGTGCCATTGTACCATACATCTAAAGGTGATTTAAAACTATAACTTGAACAATTTAATCTTAACTCTTGGTGAAAGTAATTAGAAACGTCATTGTATATTGATGGTGCGTCTATAATGCCTAGACCGTGTTCTTTAAAATTATATTTGTAATCATCATATTTTTCTTTTACATTTTTTTCTAATTGTTCAATGGGTTTAATATATTCCCACACGTCTTGTTTTTGTAAACTTTTAAATGTCTGACGCATAACATCATAAGAAATTTCTTTTAAAGGAAATTTAGGTCTATGCTCTGCAATATAATTTGCTAGTTCTTCTCTAAATTTTTCTTTACCGACATCATTTGTAATAGTTTCAAATGTTTGTTGATCCATCAAAGGTAAACCTTTTACTGCATGATCTTTTAAATTCATTAAAGTATTTCTCCAGATTCACTTAACATATACTTTAAATCTTTTTTATTTGCAAAGTTGCAACTTACTGACCATCTCTCTTTTTTAGATTTAAAAGGATAAACCATATGTTTTAATTTAGCAGAAAATATATAAACAGCTTTCTCTACTGGTGTACAAATTAAACCTGAATTACTAAATGGTATTGTATCGCCATAAGAAAACTCTATTTTACCAGCACTAGGTGTATTACTTTTTTGAGATGAAATGCTTTTTGTATTTTCTTCATTAATTTCTTTTGGCACTTTTAAATATGTCACTAACGATATTTCACCTGCATGATTATGAGAAGGATTCCATTCTCCTGCTTTCATAAAATTAACCCATAAAGGTTTTAAACATATCACTTCTTCTTTATTCCAGTTAAAATTCCTACCAATTGCTTTGTGTGACATTTGCGTAAATGCCCAAGCCATCATCTTAAATTCCTCTACAACAGTTGACATTTCATCTTTAGAAAGAGTATTATCATAATTATATTCTTCGCTAAGATTGCCTGCTAATCTATGTCTGTAATCATTTTGTTTTTTTAGTTTTTTATTTTTTCTTATTTTTTCAGCACCCTTTATTAATATCTGGTGTGATTCATCTGATAATTTACACTCACTAATATACGGACCAAAAGGTCTATGAAATTTAAACTCTCTCTGATCCAAACTTTTTAATACTTTTCGTTGTTCCATTTTACTAATAATCCTATTATAAAGACATATATTATTATAACATATAATATTGATAGAGTCAATTCCATTTATTTACCTCATTTCCCCAACTATCCCAACCATTTCGTTTCTGTCTAGCAAACAATTCTATGTATGGTCCTTCTAATAGATTCTCTATATGACTATACATAATGTCTGGTTTTCTACTATGTTCTCTACGTTTATCTACAACTAATTGTGGCACAGATTTACTTAATCTTTTAGGTTTACCTTTTGTTGCAAGTAAACACATTTCAGGATTACCTCTAGTCCAATAACCTAGACCTGTAAAGAAACCTTCAGATTTTTTATTTGTCTTTGCCCATGTAAAGGCTACGGTCTTGTAAGTAAATCCCCATGCCTTTATTACCTCAAAAGCTTTATCGAGCAATGGGTCAATTACCCACATTAATAAGACACAGGAATCACCAGCAATTTTATTAACTGGCATATTACATATGTCTTTAAAACTCATTACACTATAATGTTTTTCAGGACTTCTATCTTTGCCTTTATCAGAATATGTTTTAAATGACCACGGTGGGTCTGCATATATCACGTTATATTTTTTATCAATATCCATATTGTTAATATCATTATTAAAAATATTTTAGTATCTATTCTTGTCAATGCCATTCTCATACCCATTTGAAAAGAAACAAAAATTGTAAAATAGAAAAGTATTAAAGCACTTATCATCCAAAAAACGCCTCTAGTGTTGCCTCACGTTCTAACTTCCATCCTATTGAGTCTAGTATAAACTTTAGAGGATCAGTAAATGTTTTTTGAAATTGTAAATCATAGTCAACATATTTGTGTAAATCAAACTCATAAGGTATCCTAGATGAAAAAGATATAACGGTATCTTTAATAGGATTAGGTATCTTTAACATTAAAAATTTTATCTTATCACTATCTTTAATTACAGGATATTTAAATTCTAGTTTATGTTTATGTAGATGATAATTATAGATCAATGCACCTTTGACATGTATTGGTGTGCCTTTTTTATATATCATTGAGCTGTCAGAAAACTTTGTAAGATTATTACACGATCTAGGAAAAGCAACTTCTTCTGGCGATAACTTTTTAAATGCCTCTTTAAAATCTGCAACATATTTTATTAGGTCATCTTCACTCTCATTCATAATAACACGGATTGCTTCTTTAATTTTTGTTCTACATATTTCAGGTGTTGATGACTTAACAGCTTCTACACCCATAACTTTTAGTTTAGGATATTCATATCTCACGCCTTCCTCATCAAATAGATTTAACATATATCTTTTTTTAGCAACCCATATGCCTTTATTTGCAATTGCTTCTCGTTTCATAATCATTTTTTGTTCATACGCATTTACATATTTAGCAAGATTGTTAAAACTTTCATCAATAACTTTTTGTATCTTATCTTCAGCAGCCTTATTTAAGAAGTCAACAATTTGTTGAGTAGTTTTATTCTTACATACCTTTTCAACAAGTTTATCAAGTTTGAGATAGATAGAATCTGTATCAGACGCAACAATATAATTTAAATTATTTGTGCCTAATAGTTTATTCATAAACTTGTTAACATCTCTTTCGACCCAACGAATAGTCAATTGACCACCGACAGTAATCGCCTCTGCTTGGTTCTTCTCAAAGTATCTAAAGTATTGATTGCCGATTGCACCATAAGCGGAGTTAAGTGAAATCTTTTTTGCCATCTGTATATTGTGACAACGAGCAATCTCATTCTTGTAGATAGGATCTTTTGTCTTTTGAAATTCTTTTTTTGCTTCTATCATCTTCTTTTTATAGATGACACGATCACCATACATCTTTTGCATTAACTCAGGCAGGAACCCTTGTTTATCTCGTCTAAACATAGCACCGTTTGCTGATATGGCAACATCTTTATTCTTTGCCCATTCTAAATTAAGTTGTTGATTAAGCATATTTTCTACACTCATGCCTTTTGTTTCAACACCTACATAAGTTTCAGGACTAATATTGTATTGCATAATTAAATGTGGATATAGACTATTTAAATCAAACGAAACAATCCACTTATGTAAACCTAAATCAGGATCTTTTACATACGCACCTTCAAACTGTGCCGCCTTATCATGGTCTTCTCTTGGTGGTATAACAATATGTTTACTTTTTAAATGATTATAGATTAAAGTATCCCAACATCTTACTTGCGAATAAACATCTGTATAATTAACTTTGTAATCATAAGCCATAGTTAAACATAACTCAATTAGTTTCATTTTATCTTCAAGTCTATCAACTAGTTCTACATCTTGGATATTATATTCTACAAATCGTTGATAATCTTTTGTATAGAAATCTTTAAATGTTTCATAAGGGTTATCTAATTTTTGTTCGCCTAATTCTACTTTAGCAATGTAATTAAGTTTATAACTTTCTTGTCGAACATATGTAAACTTTTTATACAAATCAAAATAATCTAATACAGATATGCCTAACATATTCCAATATTGTTGATTCTTTTGACCTAGTTGTATTCGTTCAGCATTAACATAATTCCAAGGCGACATTTTATTGATAGTGTCATTATCAAATATCATTCTCATTCTATTCATCAAATAAGGTATGTCAAAAAATTTAACATTCCAACCTGTCACAATATCAGGATGATTCTTACACCAAAATTTTAAAAACTCTAATAAAAGATGTTTTTCATTTTGACATTTTATATAAGTCACATTTGCTTTTTTAGAAATAAAATCACCTGTACCCCAAGTTATTATTTGTTTGTTGCTATGGTTTTTTACAGTAATACAAATGATAGTTTCTTTAGGATTATCTATATCAGGAAAACCTTCATCACAGGTTGTTTCAATATCTAATGTAAAGATTTTTATATAGTCTTTATTCCATCTTACTTCATCTTTATAATGACTTGCGATATATTGATATTGATAACGATTCATACCATAGATTTTATATTCAGGTATACTTTTATATTGATCTACAAAATGCTTTGCTTTTGATATACTGTCAAACTTTTTAGCTGCAACATACTTACCGTCTAGTGTCTGATGTTTTGTTTTTTCTTTTGTAGGTACAAATAATGTAGGTTGATAATTGATTCTACTTAAATACGATTGACCATTAGCGACACCACGAATAAGTAATTTACCTTTATATTCTAAAACATTTGTATAGAAATCACTTGCTAAATTCATAATGTATTATATCACAAAGACTTAAAAAAATCAAGTCTGTTTTGGTATATGGACTATCAGTCCATCTAGTTTTTCGTCTAAAGTTATTTGACAACTTAATCTGCTGTTCTCCTTCATCAATGGGTCATAATCTAATAATTCTTGTTCAGCACTATCGCCTTTTGGTTTACCTACTTTATCAACCCATTTTTCATCTATCCATACGTGGCAAGTTGCACACGAACAAGCGCCACCACAATCAGCGTCAATACTATCTATGTAACCATTCTTTGAATAGTACCTAGATGCCTCCATTAAAGTATTAAACTCTGGTGCCTCTACGGTTTCTATTTGCCCATTTCGAGTCTTAAAATGCACTTTAATATTTTTCATTATACTATAAGTTTTGTTTTTGGTTTAACTAAACTACTTGTATTTTTTTCATAAGCGTCAATTAAATTTTGATCTGGATTAGTTTCGCAAATAATATTTGCGTGTTTAATTTTTATGATCTCATCCTTTGTGTATGGTATGTAAGGATGAAAACCTATTGACATAGGTTGTCCTGGTTGACCTTGCATTGGTATTAATACAAATGCTTTCTTTATATATTCATACTCTATATGGTTAACAACCTCTTCGCCTTCATTTAATGGATCACCTTCTTCTATTGGCGTACCAATAACATCTTCTCCTGTAGAGAGTCTGTATAATCTAATCATAATATACTCCTATTCAGTTGTATTTTCTTCTTTAACTACTTTCTTACCAATGTTATATTTCGCTTGTAAATTCCACTCTTTTTTTTCTTTAAATGCAATTATTTTTATTTGTGATAATGGCGCTTTGTTTGTAGCGTCATCTGGTTTGACTATTGTTAATAGGTTCCAATCTTGCAATAATATAGCAATAGTATTTCTTCTTTGTACATCATTTTCTATTAGAGTAGCTTTTT